AAGGCTGATGAGTCTTTAGACCTATTTATAAAGACAGGTGATGAAGCCCATTGGGATGAGTTTCAACGACACTCCTCACTNGGCTATGATATGTTAGTTGCAGGTGGAGAGCTTAGTAAAGCTTCCTCAGACTTACTACGAGCACATAAACAGATGGTTAACAGGATGCACAATCTAGAAGAAGTTAAATTCTTTGCTAGAGAAAACATTCTTAAAGAACCCTTTGAAGTCCGAAAGATGAAAGCCGGTAGGTTTGGTAAGCTTAAGAAGTTGGACGAGATGGAGATTGAAGGTAACTTCAAAGGTGGTAGAAAACGTAAGATTAAAATAGATAAGAGGAAACGCAAAGACCTTATCTTAACTGAGCAAAAGAGACTTAGAAAGAAGTTTGAAAAGCTCTCTAAGGATATTATTAGGCTCAGAAAAAAGAATGAAAAGGATGTAGCAGACCTATTAAAGAAGGATTTACAGTTTCAAGAGCTAGGTATTAAGAAGCTTCAAGATGAAAAGAAAGCTTTACTAAAAGCCATTAATGCTAAGAAGCGAAAGGGTGTACCTAAGTCAGCTAAAGAGGCTGAGAAACAACGTCTGGAATCTCTTAATAAGCAGATCACTGAGCTTACCTTAATGAAAGCTAAGCTAATTAAGGAAGGTATAACTCCTGAAAGAAAAGCTAAGATAGTTCGAGGTGAACATGANAAGAAACTCATAGCTGACCGAGAGAAGCTCAAAGAAGAACTTGGNCTTATTGAACAAAAGGGTATGACTGATGAGGAAGTCAGACAGTTAGCCATAGAACAAGCTAGACGGCAAGAAGTAGTGGACATAGAAGGTGCTTCAATGATGCAGGTCAAAGCTAGACTAGCAGCTATGAACCAAAGTGGTGCTGCTAGAACAAGAGATGCGTTCCTTGAAATGTATGTTAATGGCCTTTTGTCTTCTGTTAAAACCTCAGAGGTTAACTTCTTAGGTAATATGACAGCTATGTTTACTAGTGTTGTAGACCGAATGTATGCAGGGGCTAAATCTGGTGGTGAAATACAGTTTAAAGAAGCTACGGAACTCATGTGGGGCTATCTACAGCAAATCCCTGAGTTCTTTAGTATAGTACATAAAGCTTGGAAGACCCAACTAGATAATAATGTTAAACAAGACTTTATCAGACCTGAGAATAGAGCTATTAGTAAAGAAGCATTTAGACAGGGAGGTAGTTTAGGTAAAGCTATAGACTATGTAGGTACGGCAGTTAATCTTCCGGGTAGACTTTTGCTCACAGCAGATGAAGTATTTAAAACTTTCAATTATAGAGCTGAGGTTAAAGCTCTAGCTTATCGTAAAGCTGTAAATGAATTTGGTAGTGCAGGAGCTTCCTCAGGTGAGAAGCATTTGCTTAGAGAACGAATAGATGATATAATGAATAATATCGCTAAGCATGAGGATATAACTGAGGCTGCTAAAGATTTTGCAGCTAAGAATACCTATACTAATAAACTAGCGGATCATGTAGAAGTTGATCCTATTACTGGTAAAGAAAAAGTAGTACAAGGTTTAGGAAATAGATTGAAAGGTATATTAGAAAAAGACCCAACTGGTGTTGTTAGAGTATTTATACCCTTCTTTCAGACTCCGGCTAACCTACTTAATTTTGCATGGGAACGGACACCTTTACTACGAAGGTGGAATACTACCTTACAAAATGAACTCAAAGGTAAGATGGGTCAAGGAGCTAAGGAATTAGCAGAAGCTAAGGTAGCTACTTCTCGTATTATGTGGGGAGGAATGTTCGCTGCGGCTTGGTCTGGTAATTTTACTGGTGCTCCTCCACTTGATCCTAACCTAAGGAAAACCTTAGAAGCTGATATGGGCGGCCCACATTGGTATAGCTATCATGGTGGTATGCAAGATGGTTGGAAGAAGTATGATAGATTCGATCCTCTTGGTGTAATCATGGCTGCTAATGCAAACTTAGCTATTATGNTNAAAGNCTCTGTTAATCTACATAAACAGTATCAACAAGGCGATCCCTCAGATGAAATCTTTGAGAAGGGTAAAGAAGTATTAGAAGCAGGAATCATGGGTACTGCCAAACTACTAACAGATAGACACTATCTTCAAGGTTTTGCAGAACTAATAGACATTATGACAGGCGATCACAAGGGGTTATCTAAGTTAAGACCCTTTGGTAAACGTCTAGTAGGTGCTGTTGATCCTAGAACTAGCTTCTATTCTTCTCTTAGACGTAATATAACTAGAGGTTTTGAACCAGAAAAACTTGAGAAACTCCAACATACTGATATGGATAGTATGGGAGACTTTGCTAAAGAGATAGGAATTATCTTTGAAGAAGCATTGAGGGATGTAACTCCCGGTTATGGAACAAAAGTAGCAGCTAAAAACTTAGTAGGTGAGCCTGTATTGTTTCCGGGTAGTAATGAAGAAATAGATAGGACACCTTTTCAGATGATGGGAGATATAGGTAAGGCTCTATTTGATCCTAACCCTCCTGTAACTGGCTCTAAGAGTCCTCTAATCCGTAAATTAGCAGAGTTAGAGTCTACTCAAGGTCAACCATCTACAATTAACAAGCTGAATGGTATGACTATGACTGATGCAGAGAAGTCTTTCTTTGTTGATAGATGGACTGAGTGGAATAAAAAGCTAGAAAAACTAGTAGTATCTAAGAGTTTTACTCAATTACCGCTAGGAACTCAGCGTTTTGTACTAGAGTTAGCTATAAAAGGTAATAAAGAACGAGCTAAAAAACAAACTTTAGTTGCCCATGAAAGATTATTACATGGAACATTTGAATTTAAAGTGGGTGAGTTAAGACAAAAAGTTGCAGAAGATATACCTACAGGATTTAATCAATTTAACCTAATGCAAAGAGAACAATAATATGGCTAGAGCAAAAGATGTATATACAGCAGATGGTAGTACCCAGTCCTTTGCTGTAACCTTCCCATTTATTAGTAGAAGCCATGTAACTACGACTGTTAACGGAGCTTCTGCTACTTTTACTTGGGTAAATGATGGGCAGATTACTGTTACTTCACCTACAGTAGCTAATACAGACAAGGTAATTATTCAAAGAGCTTCAAGTGATACTGTCAGATTAGTAGATTATGTAGATGGGTCTAACCTTACTGAGTCAGATTTAGACTTAGATTCTAAACAAGCCTTCTATATGTCTCAAGAAGCTCTAGATGAACGTGACAACCATCTAGCTATGGACACTACTGGGGCTGATAGTTGGGATGCTCAGTCCAAAAAGATCACAGACCTTACTACTCCTACGGCTGCTAGTGATGCTTCTAATAAATCTTATGTAGACGCACAGATTGACACAAGTACAACCAATGCTGACAACGCTGCTACCTCGGCAACGTCCTCTGCTACGAGTGCTACAGCTGCGGCTACAAGTGCTACCAATGCCTCTACCAGTGAAACTAATGCTGCTACTAGTTATGATAATTTTGATGATCGGTATTTAGGTCAGAAGTCTGCGGATGTTTCCGTTGATAATGATGGAAATTCACTACTTACTGGAGCACTCTATTTCAATACGTCTAATAATGTAATGATGGTCTATTCTGGATCAGCTTGGCAGAGGACTACGCCAACATCAGGAGATCAGACAAACATTAATAGCACAGTAACAAATGCTACAAATATTAATACTGTGGCAGGAGCAATAGCTAACGTCAATTTAACTGGTGGTTCAATAACAAATGTAAATACTGTAGGTACTAATATAGCCTCAGTTAATACTTGTGCCGGTGATATTCAAGATATTATTGATACTGCTGCTGATTTAAATGAAGCTGTTTCTGAGATTGAAACTGTAGCTAATGACTTGAATGAAGCTACTTCAGAGATTGATACAGTAGCAACCAATATAGATAACGTAAATACAGTTGGAAACAATATAACTAACGTAAATAGCGTTGGAGGAATTTCAGCGAATGTTACAACTGTGGCCGGAATATCCAGTAACGTAACGACTTGTGCCACAAATAATGCAAACATTACGACAACTGCAACTAACATTACAGGAGTTAACAGCTTTGCTGAAAGGTATAGGGTTTCTGGAACTGCACCTTCAAGTTCATTAGATCAAGGTGATTTGTGGTTTGATACCGCAAATAACGAGCTAAAAAGTTATGGAACAAGTTGGCAAGCTACATCCCCAAGTGCAGCAGACCAAGCCAACATTAATATAGTTGGTGGCGAATTAGTCTATGAGGAAGACTTAGGGTTAATTACAGCTGCTCTTACGTCTACTTCTGGTAATAATATCTCTGACGTAGCAGATGATATAGCTAATGTTAACACAGTAGCAGGAGCTATAGCTAATGTCAACACAACGGCAACCAACATAGCTAATGTAAATTTAACTGGTGGTTCAATTAGTAATGTTAATACTGTTGGTGGCTCAATAGCTGACGTAAATAGGTATGCAAATGAGTACACCATAGCATCTTCAGCACCGGGCAGTCCATCCGAGGGTGATCTTTGGTATGACAGTACCAACAACGTACTTAAAGTACACAATAGTAGTTCCTTTGTAGCTGTTACTTCTGCTACTGCAGGAATAACAGATGTAGTTGATGATGCAACTCCGCAACTCGGAGGTGCTTTGGATTGTCAAAATAATAATATATCAAACACAGGCACTGTAGATGGTGCTAACTTACAAATTGATTTCGGGAGTATAGCGTAATGGCAAAAAAACTTCAATTACGAAGGGGAACTACGTCACAACATAGTTCATTTACTGGGGCTGTAGGTGAAGTTACAGTAGATACCGATAAGGATGTGATTGTTGTGCATGATGGAAGTACAGCAGGGGGTCATGCCTCAGTAAAATCAGGTTCAATAGCTTTAGCTGACTTAGCGGCTGACTCCGTGAACGGCACTAAGATAGCTGACGATTCTATTAATAGTGAACACTATGTAGACGGCTCTATTGACTTGGCTCACCTATCAGCAGATTGTGTGGATGGAACTAAGATAGCAGATGATTCTATCAATAGTGAGCATTATGTAGCAGCAAGTATTGATAATGAACATTTGGCTGATGATGCTGTTGGTGTAGCAGAGCTAAGTGCAACTGGTACTGCTTCTTCATCTACCTTTTTAAGAGGTGATAATGCGTGGGCAGTGGTAGACACTACTAATGCAAGTAACCTATCTACAGGCACTTTACCGATTGCTCGTATTGCGAATAATGCAATTACAGCAACGCAAATTGCCGGAGACACAATAACAGCAGCCGAGATAGCCGCAAGTGCCGTGAACACTGCGGAGCTTGGGGCATCAGCCGTGACAACTACAGAATTAGCTAATGGTGCTGCGACAGATGCTAAAATAGCTGATATGGCTGCTACTAAGCTGACAGGTACAATAAACACTGCTAGATTACCTGCGACTATTGAAATTACTACTGTTGATTGGGGTGCTTGGACAGCCGTAGAATCAGCTGGAGTATTATATTTTAAGCATAGTGGAACTAACAAAATGAAGATTGATTCTTCTGGTAATTTAACTGTCGTTGGAAACGTAACAGCATATGGGAGTGTATAATCTATGGCTATGCCTGCTAGTGGTGCAATTAGTTTAAATCAAGCTAATGTTGAAATAGGTAACTCAGGTACAGCTACTATTTCAATGAATGATGCAGATGTTAGAACTTTATTTGATGACGCATCAGGTCAAATTAGTATGTCTCAAGGACATGGTAAAGCATGGACAATCGCTACAGCAGCTACAGGCGGTTCAGTTACTACGTCTGGTAACTATAAAATTCATACATTCACATCTTCTGGTACATTCCAAATTACTGCCGGTAATCAACTTACCAATGGCTTTGAAATCCTCACTGTTGCCGGTGGCGCCGGTGGTGGTTGTGGTATTGGTGGAGGTGGGGGTGCCGGTGGTATGGTTAGTCAAACAAGTGTAACTGGTTCAATCACAAGTTATTCTGTAACTGTTGGTGGTGGTGGATCAGCTCCTGCAAACAATAGAGGAACTAATGGTTCTAATTCTTCTGTAGCCAGTATTGGAACTAGTTGTACTGGTGGCGGAGGTGGAGGCGGGGGTCACGGCTCTAGTTATAACGACGGAAGTAACGGTGGATCAGGTGGTGGAGCTGGTAATAATGGTACTTACGGCAGCGGAACATCTGGACAAGGAAATCGTGGTGGTACGGCTGTAAGTAGACCGGGTGAACACGCAGGTGGCTCTGGTGGTGGTGGTAAGGGAGCTGTTGGTGGAGCATTTACTGGTACTAATGGTGTTGGTGCTGGTGGAGCAGGTTCACAAAATAATATTGATGGGAACAATTACTACTACGCTGGTGGAGGTGGAGGAGCAGGATATTCTCAAGGTGGTGGTGGCACGCCCGGAAAAAATGGTGGAATAGGTGGTGGCGGTGGGGGCGGTGGTTTTAATGGCGGCGCAGGCTCAGGAGGAGGTAGTGCGAGAAATAGTGGAGGAAGTGGAACTAATGGCCCGGAATCAGGGGCAGATGGAGGTAATGGTGGAACAAACACCGGTTCAGGAGGGGGTGGAGGATCAGGAAATACAAGCTCAACTGGGGGTACAGGTGGATCAGGCATTGTCATCATTAAATACCAATATCAAAATTACTGATTGTCTGGTTATTGATAATTTTTATTCTCCTAAAGAGCAAAAGGATATTTGGGAGGAACTTGATTATCATTTAGATTCTTTTTATCTGGATAAGAAAGGTTGTGCTCAAGATGGTGATATTCCATTAGCTAATTTGTCTAGGATATACTTAGATGAAATCTATAGAAACAATAGAGCTGACTCTAATATCTTAACTCATTACTCGAAAATCTTATCAAAAAGAAATCTAGAGAAGTATGCTGAGATTACACCCTCTGGTAGAACTTTAGAAGTAACTAATATAGATTGGTCTCAAGTTAGTTATTATGAAGATGGTAATAACTATGCTGAGCATTTTGATCAATTTATGCACTCTTGTCTAATCTGGTTTTTTAGAGAGCCTAAAAAGTTTACAGGTGGAAATTTAACTTTTACAGAAACAGGTGAAGTTGTAACTTGTAAACATAATAGGATGCTTCTTTTCCCAAGTTATCTCATGCACAAAGTAGATACTGTAAATATGGTAGAAAAAGATTTGGGTCAAGGATTAGGAAGGTATTGTTTAACACATTTTTTTAGTAGGAAATAATTATGGCTCATTTTGCAAAAGTAGTTGATGGGATAGTAACACAAGTAATTGTTGCTGAACAGGAGTTTATTGATACTTTATCTGACAGTGATTCTTGGATTCAAACGTCCTATAATACCAGAGGCGGAAAACACTACACACCAAACTCAAATACAGAAGATGATGGCGTAGCTTTAAGAAAGAACTACGCAGGAATAGGTGACACTTATGATTCAGTTAAAGATGCGTTTATTCCTGCACAGCCATATCCATCTTGGAATTTAGATGACCAAACTTGTCTTTGGGAATCACCAATTCCTTATCCTGATGACACAGAAAACAGTTACTATTGGGATGAACCCACATTATCTTGGATTAAAGAGGAACAATGATCAGAGCATTTATTATATTAGCAATCATCATGTTTGCACTATTCAAAGCATTTCAACTTTTCTAGGGAGTACAACGTGCCTGATCAACAGCAAGATATTCTGAACAAACTTAATGAGATGCACACAGATGTACTCCTAATTAGAAGCGATCTAGGTAGAACTCAAGAAGAAGTAGAGGATCACGAACTTATCTTACGAGGTAAATCTAAAGTAAATGGAATAGTATCAGAAGTTAAAGCTATGAAGACAGCCCAAGTTACTTCTAATAGACTTTGGCTTCTAATGGTATCAATTATTGGAACTGTAGTAACTTGGTTAGGAATAACAAAATGAGAAAAACTCGTAATCAACTTGTAGCAGACTTATTAACTGATAAAGAGAATTTACATAGACTTATTATTGTTGAGTGGTTTGATCCTTATGATGATAATGATGAAGTCACTATAGATACTTTAGATGCTAAAAAAGCTTTATATGAATCCTGTGGTTTTCTCATGGGAGTTTCAAACGATCATGCCGTTATTGGTTATAATAAAGACATGATTGAAAAAGGGAAGTACAAGGGATGTGGNTACATACCATTGTCTCTTATTACTAACGCACATTTAATGGATNGGAATTGCTAATGGATATGTTTAGAGGATGTCCGTGGTGGATGATGGNAGGAATGGTTATGGTAGGTTGGATGATTGGTTATTATATTTGTCGATAACTAATGGAAACACTGATACATGATGCTTGGGTCTTATTTACGGCTATTGGTGGGTGGATGATAAATCGACTCATGCACAAAATAGATAGCCTCGATAAGAGGTTAGAGCAGCTTAGGTATAACGCAATTGATCGACCTGAGTATAAATCTGATATTACCCAACTTCATAAAAGATGTAATGAACTAGANAAAAGGAAAGAAAATGCACGAAATGTTTGATNTNTTTATGGGTCAACAATGGTTTCAAATAGCAGGTGAGATTGTTCTTATCTTCACGGCTGTAACTGGGGCTTTACCTGATAGGTGGGTACAAAGAGTACCTATGTTAAGCACTGTATGGCCTATCTTTAATTGGCTTGCAGGTAATGTGTTTAATAATATTAATCATCCTAATGGTATGGCATCTAAACAAGAGGTGGAGGAAGAAATTGACAGAGCTAAAGCTAAAGTTAGGGAGCGTACTTCTATGCCTGATGTTCTTGATGGGCTGTAGCACCGCTACTGAACTTATAGCACCTGTAGTTAACTTTGGGTTAGGACTTTATAATGCTGATACATATTACTCAAAGGAGTGTGCTTGGTATGAAGAAGTAAAATTTAGTAAGGAATCCAAAGACATACTTAAGGAACACCCTGAGTTAACTACAGATTTAGCTAAGGTAGCTAGAAATAACGATATATATAAAGAGGTATGTGATGAGTAACGGCACAGTTAAAGATATGGGAGAGTTACATGGGTTATTGGCTAGAACATTGGCTGAAACTATTAAGTCAGGAGAAGCCACTCCGGCACACCTTAACGTGGTGCGACAGTTTCTTAGAGATAATAATATTGAGTGTCTTGGCACTAATAATGAAGATATAAAAGCACTTGTAGAGGAACTACCTTTTGAAGAAGTTACTAATAAACCCTTAAGAGCAAACTGATGAAAATAAAACTAGCAGATCAAATGAAGGCTGAGAGGAATGATTTGAGAATCAATCGTTACTCAGGTAATCGTAAAAATAAGGACTATGAACTTAGAAAAATGAATAGTTCAGGGGCATTTATTAAAAAACAAGAAGCACAGATAAAAAAGGAATCAGATCGTGATACTGCAAAACTAAAGACTGATCCTAAGGCTAAAAGACATCCAAAGCTAGTTAAAGAGTACTTGGATCAAAAGAAACGGATGGCTGAAGCATATTTAAAAGATGTAAAGAAATCAGTTAAGGGTTATAAAAGCGGTGGTAAATCTGGTAAAGCTTATGCTAAACAACACCCACTTAGAAAAAAGCTTATGGGTAGAGAATTTCAAAAATACAAAGAGAAGTTATCTATTAGGGTGCGTGAAAAAGAAAAAGGAAAATAAATCCTTATGTCTCAAATAGACAGCATTAAAGGTGACTTTAGGAACTTCTTGTATCTTGCATGGAAGCATTTAGCGTTACCTGATCCAACTCCTATACAGTATGACATAGGTGAGTACCTACAATCCGGGCCAAAGAGACTGATCATACAAGCTTTTAGAGGAGTAGGTAAGTCTTGGATTACTTCAGCATTTGTAGTATGGAAACTCTTAGTTGACCCTCAGTTAAAATTCTTGGTGGTCTCCGCATCCAAACAGAGGGCAGATGACTTTTCTACGTTTACTAAAAGAATCATTAATGAAATGCCGATCCTCCAACATCTCAAAGCGAGAGAAGACCAACGAAATTCTAATGTGGCTTTTGATGTTGCTCCTTCTAGGGCTGCCCACGCTCCTAGTGTTAAGTCTGTTGGTATCACTGGTCAGATCGTAGGATCAAGAGCACACTTCATTATTGCAGATGACGTTGAGGTATTATCTAATGCTTTGACCCAAGTAATGAGGGATAAACTAGGAGAAGTTGTAAAGGAATTTGATGCTGTAGTTATGCCCAAAGTAGGACGTATAGTTTACTTGGGTACACCTCAGGTAGAAGAAAGCTTATATGCAGGACTCCAAGATAGAGGCTATGAATGTAGAATATGGCCTTCTCAGATGCCTTCTAACAAGCTAAAAGAATTTTATGGACATAGACTAGCCCCATTTATTCTTGATATGGGCAAGCCAGTAGGAGAACCCACAGACCCTCTCAGGTTTGATTCTCTTGATTTGGCAGAACGAGAGGCTTCCTATGGTAAATCAGGGTTTGCCTTACAGTTTATGTTGGACACCAGTGGGGAAGATGATCAAAGATACCCACTTAAACTCCGTGATCTACTCGTTATTCCCCTAGAAACAGAGAAAGCACCGGGAAGAATCCTGTATGGTAAAGGTGAACTCATGGATTTACCGGCAGTAGGACTTACAGGTGACTACTTTTATCATCCTTTTGAGGTATCTAATGACTATTACGATTATACTGGGTCTGCTATGCACATTGATCCTAGTGGCAGGGGATCAGACGAAACTGGATATGTAGTTACTAAGGAATTAAATGGTAAAATCTTTGTAGTAGCCGTAGGTGGACTTAAAGGTGGCTATGATAAGAGAACTTTACACGCATTAGCTAAGATTGCAGCGGCACATAAGGTCAATGTAGTAGAAATAGAGGCAAACTTTGGTGATGGAATGTATACAGAGATATTTAAACCTGTATTATTCCAGTATCATCAGTGTCAAGTAGAAGAAATAAAGCATAATAAGCAGAAAGAAGCGCGTATTATAGATGTACTAGAGCCTATTATGAATCAACATAGACTCGTAATAGACCTAGAAGAAGCCAAAAGAGACTATGAGGAGCATAAAGAACAACCTCGTAGACAGTTGTTTTACCAAATGACTCGACTTACAAGAGACAAAGGGTCACTCCAATATGACGATAGGATAGATGTATTGGCTATGGGAGTTAACTATTGGGTAGAACAAATGGCAGCTGACGAAGATAAAGCTTATGTAGATCGTCAGGAATATCAACTTGAAGAAAACATCAGGTCTTTTATGGAAAAAACAGGAGCTATGCAAGATGAGGGTGATGTTTGGGTAAAGGTATAAATGATATGGTTATTAATGGTAGTCTACCTTAATCTATCTGTTAATCCTCCACATATTGATCATGCAGAGATTGTAGGTAGCTTTCAAAGTGAACAAGCTTGTGTTAAAAAACAGAAGGAGTTTATTGAACAAAGTAAGGAAGTACAAGTTCCAGACAACTTTAACTTAGGATGTATTCCTTTTAGTAGAAAGGTAATGTAATATGGCGATTCCAGTAGCAGTTCTTTTAGGACAAGCAGCAAGATTAGGTATAGGTGCGATAGCTAGAAAATGGAGTAGAAAGAAACTCATTAGAGAAATAGCTAAGAAAACAAGTAAACAAAAAGATTTGGCTGCTAAAATGAATACTGGACGAGGAGCTAAAAGACACTTTAAATCTAAAACTGGTAAAGGCAGTGCTAAAAGGAATGTTCCTACAGACTTATCTATTAAGGATTAGATATGAAACCCCCGGACACTAAGAAAAGATATGACTTAGAAGATCAAGTTTTACGGAAAATGTTCAGAGAAAACAAAAGGTATAATACAAGAGTAATTGAGAACAAGAAGAAGGATAGTGTAGATGGTAAAAAAACAAGATACCCTCCTGCAGGGTATGATTGAAATTCCAGTAACTAAAGAAACAGAGTTAGTACAATGCGGTACATATAATACAGTTTATCCACCACGAAAGGAGTCATTAAATGACCAAGAAGATCAGGGGAGATGTTGGAAATTCGGGGTTCAATTCGAGCCTCGGAAGACATAATCCAACTCCATCTCCAAAGAATACTCGACATCTGACTGTTAAAAATAAAGGTGTTCGGGCAGTTTCCACTCGTTTTCCCTATGATAGCCATAAGGGAGAAATCCGTAACCATAGCAACTAGGAGATAGTATGAAACGCAAAGGTTATCCAAATCCTAAGCCAAAGGCTAAGAAAGCTCCAACTGGCACTTCTCCTAAAAGGGGAGGTAAGCCACCTCAAAAGCCAATTAAACTTAGGGTTTACTAAAGTGTACTGGGGGTTATCCTTTGGGTAATCCCCAACATTTTATTACAAAAATCTGAGGGGGTAACGCTGTTGGACGGAGCGCAATATTCCCCCTTCGTTCCTTATTAAATGCGCGCTGTGAAAGTACCATGCTGAGTCCACACACAGTCGACACAAAGTACACACGGAAGCAGGCAACCTTAGGTTGACTTGGGGTTAACCATACGTTATGCACGAGTAAACATAGCGTATCTATTATTTGTGTGTGTGTTTGTGTTGTGATATATTTTTTTATTTTTAGGGGTTGACACAGAATCTCACTGTGGTAGTATTGAGCTGTTACTAATTCAACCTTAGGAGACAGCATGAAAACAGCTAAGCAAGGAATCAAACTACAAGGTGGATTTGAGATCATAGAAATCCAAGCTAATCGCCACGTTATACTTGAAAGAAAAAGATGGGAAGGAATAAATGGAGCTAAAGGTTATCGAGACATAGAGACCTACAGAGTTCTATGGAATGAGCTAAGCGAAGCACAACAAAATTATTTATTAACTTATTGCTAAGAGGAGATACCATGAAACAAGACATAGCATTGATAGCGTGTGAATCAAGTGGAGCACTTAGAGACAAGTGCATTAACAATGGAATTCTAGCGTACTCAGTAGACTTAGAGTGGGCGGACGGTGAACATAAAGAAAACCACATTCAAGGCGATATATTTACTGCCT